ACCAAAGTTTGATCTACGACTAATTGTACCAGTACAAATATCACCAACTGCAAAACCATTTAGTACGTTTGTTGCAAAGATATCTCTTCTAGAAGTTGTGCCTGGGCCTTCCATATTAATATGGGCGGTTGCCTGCAACCTCTGGCAAGTACCACCTGATGTATAAGTTGAAATAGTTCCTAAGTTTCCACCATCCAATTCTTCAATTGTAATAGTGTTAGTTGAACTATTAACAGCAGTGACAAGATAGTTGTTCTTTCTAGAAACTCTATAGTTAAGTCTTGTTGAACCACCAATACCACTAAACTGAACATGGTGGCCTGGAGCAATACCAGTTGTCGAAACAACTGTGATTGTTGCTACGGTATTACTGTTCTTAACAACATTAGTTACTGATGTTGCGGTGTGTGTTTGGTTACGAATAATGTCGCCGAAGTTGAATGCCTGTGCGGCATCATCTTCACCATCCCATATACGAGCACTATCAGACGCACCTCTAGAGCCTGGCGCTTGCAATTGTCTTGGGTTCAATCTAATGTTTGTACCAGAGACATTGAAAACATCAGCTGGACGCACATAGTCGTTTACTTTCTCATTGTCAAAGAAAGCATGTAACTTTGTATTTGGTTTCAAGTTTCCTACAGTAATAGAAATAGGGCGAGAACGCATGTAAGGAATCATAGAGATATTTGTAATTCTATCTCCAAGATTATTTGTTTCTACTGAAGAAGTAAGTGTTGTTGTAACACCAGAGCGAACCTGTCCAACCTTTTGAGAATATACTTGTCGGCTTTGAGTGGTTTGTGTGGTTGTAAATTGTGTACCGCCACGAACTCTTGAACTTGAAGTACTATTTGTACGACTTAAAACTTCTACTCTAGTGGGAACACGAGCACCGTACCAGTTGTCTTGCCAGTTATTCCAAACTGTACCAGTAACACCAGCTTCTTGTGCAAGTTCACGAATAACGTCAAAGTTATTGTCATCGTTTACAACAATGTCTGGGCGGCGAGTAACGTCATTCCAATCATCAGAATATGGAGTTAGAATAATCTCACCAGTAAATGGTGCAACCTTATATGGGTTAGTATCAAAACTGTCTGAAGCATATGGGTTCTTAATGTGTTCTACTTCAGTATATGGCATGGTGATAATACCATCAACATGCATCACATAGTTTGCAGCAGAACGACTTGTATCATTGTCTACAGATTCAATCATACTCACATTATCTGTAAATGACTTTGGACGAGCTTCACGTTGTTTCATATCAACAGCAATGTTATAGTCTGGGTTCTTAATATCCCCAATAATATGTCCAGTGAAGTTATCTACAATAAATCCATTTTTAAGTCTATCAAATCCAGCAGAGTCCTTTACCACCAAATCAGCAGTTTCTTTTTCAAGAAGGTTAAGTGAAGTATAGTATTCAAGATTAGAAATTCTCTTATCAAGTTTACCAATATCACGCATTGTGTATCTGCGATTATCAAGTTTTGTAACTTGAATTTCATTGAGACCCACAACATATGGTTCATAAGAAATTTCAAACAATGTCATACCACTGTCTGGTTGTTGTGGTTTTTGTGGATTTAATGATGGTACACCTTCAATAAGGTCAAACTCACCAAGTCTATCCATAAAGAGAATATCCATTCTGCCAAGATAGTATGAGAAGTCCGCTTCCATGTTTGTGCCAATTGCTGGAAGTTCACAAATAGATGCAGTAGCATTTGTAAAGTTTGTTCCAGTGTCATCAATACGAGGACGGAAATCCACGCAGTCTCTTAGTTCAAAGAAACTACCATCACCTTGTGATGAAGTGTAAGTTGGAATATCAACATAATTAACAACACCGTCATAGGAGTCAACAGAGAAATAATCACCAGCACTATGAGTAAAGTAATCAAAGGTAATACGCAAAGCACCAGTTGGAGCTGGTTGTCCAGGCTTCAATCTAATTCTTGCAACATCATAGAATGCATCTTTTTGTCCGTTGTCAAAATCATATCTGTTAGTGATATCAATAGCACCAGTAGAAGAATATGCACCATAACCAGTAGTTGCCATGGAAACAGAAACCAATCTATAACCATCTGCTTTACCCAAAGAAATAGATGTTGCTTGAACAGAAGTCTGTCCAGTGATATCTGTTGTTGCGTTTAATTGAAGTGTCTTTGTTTTTTCTGTAGCGTCATTTGCAGACACACGAACAGAAGCAATCAATGTAACAGTGTCGCCATCTGTTGTTGGATTTGTAGAAAGAGTTCCCAAACCAGATAATGTAAATGTTCTGTCTGAACCACTAAGCGACATGTTAGAACCTGAGATATCAAGAATATCACCAGCACTACGGCCAGAACCACCAGTTGGAGTATCAATAACTAAAGTATAGTTTTGAAGGTTTGCAGTTGGTTGGAATGTTTCCTCTGCACCAGCAACAGTAAACTGAACAGTACCAGAAGCAATTGCTTTCGCAGCAAACTTTCTTCTTACTGTATATGCAGTAGACTTTTCGTTATCTGGGTTTGCAGTCGAGTCACCACGAAGTTTTCTAACTCTGAAAAAGTTTGTTGGGAAAACAAGAAGTTTTTGGTCTGGACGAACAAGTTCTGCTTTAAATCTTTTGATTGTACCACCAGTAACAGTGGCTGCAGCAGTTGCATCAAGTGTGATAGATTGTTGTCCGCCAACACTTGCAACAGAACCAATAAAGGTATCGTTCAGATAGATAACATCACCAGCTTCAATCTCTTGCAAGAATACTGTGCCAACACCAGTGATAGATGTACCACTAGAAGAACCTGTACCAGTTACAGATACAAGTGTAGGACTTACATTTGCAGTAAATGTAGCGCCTGTGTTTTGAACCGACTTCACATCTCTTTCAAAGTCATAACCAGCATTCATGTTAATATCAAACATGCCTAGTTTAAATTTTGTTTCTGAAAGAGTTCCAGTATAGTCACCATCATGGAGAATAAAAGAACGAACTCTTGCAGAACCAATCACACCAGACTGATTTAAATCTTCATATAGAGTAAGAGATTCAAACTCATCAATTTGAGGAACACCAGTAACATTCTCAACAAGAACATAGTTTCCAATAGGAGTCTGAATTGGTTTATCGCTAACACGGCCGAATGTTCTTGGTTTAGAAGAACGAACAAACTGTGTAGTCATTGTTTCAAGTTCATAACCTTCAACATATGCTTTGCCAGGTTCAACCGCAAAGACAACCTGTGCTTCATCACCACCAGATGCAGAATCATAAACACCACGGTTTGTTCCATCGTTTAAATGTTCACGAGTTTCGATTAAGAACGGACGAACTTCATAACTACCACTTTCATCAAATGTTCTGCGAGCAAGTGTATGTTCTAATTCGTTATAGTCTGCATACTTTTTAAATTTCTCAATAGTACCTTCATTAACACGGCCCAATTCAATAAAGTCTGTATCATCCGTTGCAGTTAAAGTTTTCTTTGAAAGAGTAAGATCAATTTTAAATCTGTGTGCGCCAGGAGCATTTACGTTTGAAGAACCAGCTGCGTTATCCAAAAGAGATGAATCTTCTTCTGGTGTGACAAAGCTTTCAGTAATTGTCCAACCAATTCTATAAGAAGGATTATTTCTATATCTTTCAAGAAGAATAATTTGTTCTGAGTTTTCAACAAAGTACCCATTAATAAAATATACACCTTTGTGTACAAGTACAGCAGAACCAGTACCAACAGGGAAGTTAGTATCTTGTACGTTTGCACCAAGTTCTGTTACTTGGTTTGCAGTAAGTGATGGGTTGTTTGCAACTGTGTTATCAGCATTTGTTGCAAGAATAGTTTCGCCTGCAGCGAATGTTTTTGTCTCGCCGTCTGTACCACTATCTTCATATTTAAAATATATGGTAAGAGAGTAATCACCCTCTGCAGCAGTTGTATGAATTACTTTTGCTTTAACACCAGTTGTTTGTCCAGTAATGATTTTGTTTTGAAAATCTGTTCTGTAATCTTCAACGTCTTGTGCATTGTAGATTGAGTCAACTTTAATGTAATGGTATTCCATATCGAAGTTGATATCGCCTGGAATAACCATCGAACCCTGTTCAAAAATATGTTCACCGAAACTATTAATCTGTCTTTGAATGATAGATTGTAGTTGTGTAAGTTCACGAGCCTGAACAGAGTAGCCGGGCCTAAACATAACACGATGAAAGTTCTTTGTTACATCAAAGTCATCGTAGTATGGGTTTACATTAAAGTTAGTAGCCATTTATTTCACATTCCTGCTATGATTAGAATTCTACAACAATTTTAATATCTTCTGTTTGGTCAGAAGCACGAGAAATTGGTCTGCGGTTTTCTACATAAATTAGTTTACCACTATCTGGTTCTAGTTCTGGAAGGGCAAAACCGCCACCCCCAGCACTAAAGGTAATAGATCCACCATTACTTAGTGTTTCTGTCGGAGCGGTAGTTGTGGGTGTACCTGTGGCACCAGATGTGGCACCTGTAATTGTATTTGTTCCAGTGAATGCAACGTATTGTTGATATGTTGAAGATGCACTGTTTGAGTCAATACCATAGTTCAACCACTGTTCTTGTTGATAGTAAAGAATATTGTTTGCAGCATCAAACTCCACAACTCTACCAGTTGCGTTAGTACCAGCTTGTGTAATCTTTTCGTCTGGTTCAAATGTACCTGTAGAAGAAGCAAACTTGACTGCATAAGTCATTCTCGCCTGAGTAATAGTTGCAGCAGTTGTTGTACCAGCAATTGTTGGATCAACAAGGATACCAACTTCTCTGAAGTCGTTACCAATCGCAAAGTCATCAGTTTCAGTCTGTTCTAGTTTGGTGTTCATCATT